TCATAGGAGATTTTGATTCCCAAGTATCTATTTTACCAAATACTTCTAGTCCATCTAAATCTTTAACAACTATATCTATATCATGAGGAGTAGTTATTAATTTTAAATTCCAAAAAGATACACTTCCTACAAATACAACATCTTCTTTAGCTTTAGAAATTTTCTTTATTAATTCTATCATGCACCACAAGGACCAATATAACTAACACTTCCATCTCCACCAGTTATGCTACTTGCACAAAAAGGTACATTTTGAGAGTCAATAGCTGTTCTACCATCTTCTTGTCCTGCACAATCTATAAACGTTACATTATTTTCTTCTCCTGAAACACCAGGACCATATAAAATATACTCATTACAATTTAATGTAGCAGTAGTAGTAGTTGTAGTTGTAGATTCACAAGTTATAGAAATAACACCATTAGTGCTTACTATTGACTGAGCCTGAATACTCACTGGATCATCAAGCCAAATATTGTTCATAGTAGTTTCTATTCCTAAACTATTTATATAAGTAACAGAGCCACCTCCTGGGTGATTTGGGTCATTTAGTTCCCAAATACCATCATAACAAAATGTAGATACAGGAATAGGTGTAGTAGTAGTAGTAGTAGTTGGTACTACAGTAGTACTAGTAGATGTGCTTGTAGAAGTGCTTGTAGATGTTGACGTACTAGTAGATGTGCTTGTACTAGAACTACTACTTGTTGTTGTTGTTGTAGAAACTGGAGGTTGAATAGCAGTTCCAGTAAATGAACAATTCAATATCTCGTTAGCAGTTCCACTGAAATTACAATTCAACACTGTAGTTGTAGTGGTAGTTGTTGGACAACATATATTAAGCTGATCATTAATGTTGATTATGTCTTCTATTATAATCATTACATCCTCAGTGATATTTGTTACCTCTTCTTTAAGTGTAGCTACATTAGCTACAGCAGAGCATATAACACTATCAAACTTAGCAAGGATTGTATTTAAATCATCACAAGTTTTTATATTTGTACAAGGAAGTGGAGTGCTATCATATATAACATCACTCGTTCCTATTATTATTGTATTATTTATCTGAGAGCAATTAGCCATTTTATTTATGTTGGAATTGTTGTAGTAGTGGTAGTTGTAGTGAAACATTGATCTAATGTATTATTAATAGTGATTATTTCACTATTAATATTCAATACCTGATCAGCAATGTTATTAACTTGAATATTTAATGTATTGATCTGAGTAAGTAAATTACATATAATTGAATCAATCTTTTGTAATATAACATTTAATGTATCACATGGCTCAGCAATTATACATGATAATACAGGACCATCATAAACAATAGTGCTAGAGGCAGTTATAAGAGTTGAACATGAATCATTATTATTACAACCACTATTACTAATTACAGAACTACACCCACACGGATCATTTATAACTACACTTGAGCAGCTAGGATTTACTGGTAAAAAAGGATATTCCATATTTTATTTATTTATTAAGGTCTGTATTGAATATAGTAACAACCAAGTCCAACTTGAACATTTGAATGAGCAAGATTGCCACCTGTAGAAGCAATTGATATACTGTGTGTATGAATTCCACTAGATGTGGTTAATCCTGCTACTCCTCCAACAATATCACTAACGTAAGGAGTTTCTGGATACAATGTACCAGCACCACCTTCTCCATATTGTGTATTGTGAGTATGTGCACCACCAGAAGCTATAGTTCCTATATGTGTATGTGCAGGTATTTGCGTTTCTCCAAGAACTGTTTGATTTGATGTTCCTGCTGAACCACCTAATGTGTATAATGGATTAAATGAAGAAGAACCTGGGTTAGTATCAATTGGTAATGTTAATCCTAACATAGATCCATCTGTTGTACCTACACCCACTCTCCCTCTTTTATCTGGTGTACCATTTTGACCATTACATAGATATATCTTTTCCCAAAGACCTGTTGCTAATCCTGCACCTGTAGCATCAAAGTTACCTGGTATAGGACCATAGTATTCTACTACAGCATAAGGAATCATTCTGTTATAATATTTTGTAGCTCCACCTCCGCCACCCTGTGTAGCTAAATAGTTAGCAATATAATTATCTAACTCAGTACCATTACTTGAATAATTTGTATGAAGTTCTAAAACTAATGCACATAATGTATCTATTGTAGCCTGAAGAATAGCATGTGTTCCTGAAGAAGGTGTTATAGAAGGTGTTCCCTCTATAAGACATCTTACAGTATAATCAGCTTCAATTACATTTATATCATTATTAATCACTACTATGTCTGCAACAATAGCATCAACTTGTTCTTGAAGATCACAAGCAGAAGCAATAAATGCTTTTGATATATCTACAATTGATATATCTCCACACGTAGGAAGATTAGCTTGTACAAGAGCACAGATATCTATTCCAGTGAGATCTATTTTTATTCCTGTACCATCTAATGTTGATACAAGAAATGTAATAAGAGCTTGTTCTACAAAAGATAAAGAATCACCAGTTTGGATTCCTAGAACAGGAACATCTATTCCTGTATATTTAACACATCTGTCAGAGACAATCTCTGTACATCCGTTATAACAATTTGAGCAATTTGACATATTATTTTATTTTAAAAGATTTAAACTATTGTAATGGTTGTTGTTGTGGTTATTAAGTTAAGTTATCTTCTATTAATCTTACTGAGAAACCGACTGCCTTATTGAAGTAGTTTCTGGTGGCAAACCCGTCGTCATAACTCAGGTAGCGGAGCCAGGCGTTTGCTGTATCACTCTCTGATGAACTCCACCAGAGACCGTTGGTGCCAACGCTGGTGAACGTACCACTGAAGTTGCGAGACCCTCCCGGAAGACCTGTAAAGCCACTACTGTTCGTAGCGTCTGTATTAGGGCTATTCCAATGACACAATCCTGCTTCTTTCATTTTACCACCAACATTTCCTGCAGGAAGTTGTGCATCTAAATAATCTGTTAATACAGTCCATTCTGTGTCTGTTGGTACATGATAACCAACAGGCGCTAATCCACCATTAGCAGTATTATTTACAGCATACCAGTTATAAAGCTTGCCATAAGTAGTGCCATTTGCTGAATTATTATTATAATAACACCAAGCTCCTGTAGTTAAGGCTGCCCATGCTGTTGGATCTGTAACTTGTGGTATTACCGTGCCATCTCGATATGTCGTTACATCTAAATTACAATTTGTCCATTGTTGAGTTCCAATTGTAATTGGGTCTCCAGAAATACAATTAGGGCAAGAAGTTGTTGTTGTGGTTGTTGTTGGTGCTATTGTTGTTGTTGTGGTTGTTGTTGGTGCTATTGTTGTTGTTGTGGTTGTTGTACTAGTACTAGTAGATGTGCTAGTGCTAGTAGAAGTGCTAGTGCTAGTAGATGTACTAGTAGAAGTGCTAGTAGAAGTGCTAGTACTAGTAGAAGTGCTAGTAGATGTACTAGTAGATGTACTGCTACTACTTGTTGTTGTAGAAGTATATGCACTTAATGTTATATCTACAGAGTTAATACAATCTCCTGTAGATGTTATTCTAATAGTTGTAGCATAGTCTGGTACTATTGTTGTATATCCTGCTTCTAAATCTATTTTACTCACTCCTGTTTCAAAAGGAATAAGATAATCAAAATTAGAATAAAGATCAAAAGGTCCTGTATCAGAGCCTGCAGTTGTTAATGTTAATAGTACTGTCATGGGGATGTAGTTGTGGTTATTTCTTCAGCAGATCCTTCAAATATACAATCTAATGGTGTAGTTGTTGTTGTTGTGGTTGTACTAGTAGATGTACTAGTACTAGAAGTTGTTGTAGATGTTGAAGAACTAGTAGTTGTTGTAGTTGGTGTTAAAGTAGTAGTAGTAGTAGTAGTTGTTTGACACACTCCACTAATGCAAGGTAAACCTTCTGTAATTATTACTAACTCACTATCTGCTGTTCCACAACATCCGCAGAATTGTAATACATCCTCTGCTGAAATAAAATCCTCAATATTCTCATCTGAGCAGTTAATATATGATATAGCAATATCTACTAAACTTCTACTTGTACTAGTAAATGTAACACAGTTACAAGCTATTGTAGTTGTAGTAGTTGTTGTAGGTGAAGCTGTTGTTGTACTTGTTGTAGAAGTACTAGTAGAACTAGAACTTGTTGTTGTTGTTGTACATTCATCTGTATCTATCACTACAATATTTGGTGACACATTAAGAGTTACTGATGTGCTTATGCAAATACTAGATAGTCCTTGTAAAACTATTGTTTGTGGTTCTCTTGTATTACAATTACCAATCAAGAATGATTCTGCAACAGTCGCAGTGTTATATAATATAAATGATTTACAACCTACCATTGCAGTGGTTGTAGTAGTTATTGTAGGATTTGCTACTACATCAATATCACAAGGATCTTCTAAACAACGCTCAGGTTCATTACATCTACTAACACAACCTGCTGTAATACGTATAACTCTGCTAGCTATCATAGCTACAGAGTATTCATGCACATAATTAGGATTACAATACTTGTGAGTAAGTATCCTTCTATATGCTATTAATTGAAGAATGTCACCAGCAGGTATAGGTTGGTTCAACATATATGAAATATTGTTGTACAAACTATTACCAAGCTCTGCTAACTTGCAATTTATTTTTTTAAGTAAATCAGGAATGTTAGAACATTCTGGGCAATTTGTTAGTCTTGGTGATAACATGATATCAATTTTATTTATTTATTCACTTTAGCAGCACATGCTGCACACACTCCGTTTGTCAATTGACAACCGCACCCTACATTAGCTCCACAGCTTGAACATTGTGCCATAATTAATAAAAGTTTAATTGGTAGTTATTACCAGAACAACCACAGTTGGATTTAAGAAAATTGTTTAACATATTATCTGCCTGAGCATATAATGTATTTGATTCATATTCTGCACAGTTATTAGCTGCAGCAATTGCTCCTTGAATAAAGAAGTTGATTGTATTTAATGTTACGCTAGATTGAGTTTTAAGGGCCCTATCACACTCCATCATATTTAATTGAAGGAAAGCATTGTCAAACTTTTCTTGAAGTCTCTCAACACGTAATATTGTTCTTTCTACATAATTTGCATATGCAGGAGCCACAGAATATCTTAATCTATATACACCATCAGGAAGAGGTTGATTGCAACCAACATCTGTTATTCCCAAATTAGATGATGTAAATACATTGATTTCATTAGGAACGAAAGGTAATATCTTTGTTCCAAATCCTGGTATTTCAATCTCAATAGATGGTGCTGAGACCACTGGAGGATTGGTAGGATATACAGAAGCATCTGCAACACCAATTGTAAGTACACTATAAGTAGGAACTACTAATATATCTAATTGTAAGTTTGCCATGTTTTTTTAATAAATATGCCAGAGGAATATGAGTGATATCCTCTTTCCCCTGGCATAGGTTATTTAATAATATTTTCTACTCTGCTTATCCTTAAGGAATGTTAGTAGAAGTTGTAGTAGTAGTAGATGCAGGAGCACTAGATGTAGTAGTTGTAGTTGTGATACAAGCATTGTTATCTAATACAGTTCCTAAAGCAGCTTCTAATACAGTTTCAATTGCAGCAGCAATACCACTTGTTACAGAGTTTGGAGCAGCGATGATCACTGTAGAATCTTCCATAATGTAATCACCCCATTGATATGCAGATTTATCATATTCATTGAATTTGATATAATACGTATCATAAGTAACTCCACCAGATACCCAAGTCTCAAAGTTCTCGTTGTATCCATTCATTCTGTAAAGGTGTTTCAAATACCCAGCTTGGTAGCTGTAGAAGTTTTTCTCTAATTGAGCAATTTCTGCAGTTTGTCCTGAAGCATAAGAAGCACGTTGAGTGATGATAGGTTGAGCAACAAAGTTACAAGCATCAGCAACAATAAAGTCAGCAGTAGTAGCTGGACCAGCATATACAAATGTTCTGAAAGACATTCTGTCATATTCAAAAGGGAACGCTGCGATATCACAAGGTTGACCATATTGTGTTAATGGTTTTCCTGTAATACGAAGAATAGTTCCACCTACATTTTCAAATGTATAGAATGTAGAGAAAGAAATGTTGTCAGGGTTGTTTCCTGGAGCTTTCAAGTTTAATTGATAGATTAACTCATCGATGATAGTAGATGTAGATACATCAGCACATGGATTAGCATCACAATCACAACAAGGAGCTTGAATAGTTACCGAACGAGTGAAACCATTGAAATACAATGTACTAATGTAGCTAGAGAAAGCACGTAATGTTAACGTGATAACTTCTCCACATTGTACAGTGAAATCAGTTACATCAGTAATTTGATTAGCAGCTGTTGGGCATCCTGATACTTTATACCATTCAGTTACGTTTTGTCCTGAACCAGCATTGTTTTTACCAGAAATTCTGTCAGATCTTTTAGATCCTTGAAGGTAAGTGTTTGTTCTACCTTGAGCAACGTAGAAATAAGGAGATGCAGCAATATTTGCAGCAGTAGCCAAATCATAGTTACTTTTAAAAATACCTACTTGTCCTGCAGTCAAGTTTTGTGTTGAGCCAGAACTAGGAAGTGCAGTTTGTCCTACTGGAACCACGAAGAGCGTGGTTAATGAAAAATCAGCCATTTTATTTATTTATTAAATGTTAAAAAAATTATTCGTTTGTTTGTATTCTGAACTGTGCACTTTGTACTGCAGCAGAATTTTCAGTATACATTGCTAGATTTTGTACTGTTAGATCTAACAGTTCATCTTCTAAATATAATTCAAGTTCGCAATCTTGATCAAATGATGGTAAACCATCTAACATAATATATCCTGTCTTATTTATATACACTGGATATCTCATATACATTATGTAAACTTTTGTTGGGATAAATGTACCATCTGTAAAGTAACTTATCTCATCTGATGATAAAGAGTTGAATGTTTCTTGATATTCAAAACTTGGTTTGTAATGATCGTTGTTTAATATAAACTGAAGATCACCATGTTTAGCAAGATCTCTATTGATCCAGATCTTTCTATCTTTACATCTACCTTTGTCTGCTAGTATATATGAATCTATGTAGAACATATATTGTGGACTAAGTTGATGTACATACGTACACCATTGATTCAATTCAACATTCTTTAATGTAAGATCTAAAGGCTGATGATTATAATTCATTATAAGACTTTGTAAGTCTTCATAACGTTTCTTAAATGAATCTTGTCCTAATTGACTAGCAATACTTATTCCATCAATCTTTTGTTTTATCAACTTAATCTGAGCCTCATTCAAAGCTAAGATTTTGTCTTCTAATTGAATTTGTTGGTGCTCATTAGTTGATAGTTTATTTAGTTTCTGATCGATCTTGTATAATAAACTATCTACTGGAATCATATTCTTTTATTTTTTTAAACCAGCTACTAAATAGCAGCTAGTTTTTTAGTTTTCAATTTACCTTCTAATATTAATAACTCATCTTGGTTATCATCATCAGCTAAGAATCTAATTAAATCTTCTTCGTCTTTAGCTATTTCAAACTCACCTTCATAAATCTTACCATTAGGTTTGCTTCTATATATTGAATGTGTTATAGCTTGTTTAACTAAATCTTTAATATGGAGTAAGGCATCTTTCATATCTGCAAATCTATTGAACACTTCAACTGGACTCAATCCTGAATATTTACCATTCTTGAATTCTGTTTGTTTCAATACATTATCTACTAAGTTGTAAACTACTTCTTCTTTTGTTTCTTCTGTTACTGGAAGACCTAAAAGTCTTGCAACTTTTTTCTTCTTCTCAGGAGTCATAGAATCAAACTTAACAATAGCTTTGTTGATCAATTGTTTTTTCTTGTAGATCACTGCATTTTCAATCTCATCATCCACAACATAAAATTGTGTGTCAGCAGCATATTCTCCTCTTTCCCAAGCTTGATAGCTAGAAGCAATAGTAGGATGTACTCTTAACCATGAAAAAGCAATTTCTTGGAAAGGAACTGATAGATCAAAATAATTATCACCATCTAATAACTTAACTGACTGAACGTGAGTCTGATCATCTGTTGATAATGATAATCCGTAGTTCCAGAATTGTGATCTAGGTCCTAAATCAATATCACCTATTTCATTTTCAAGTTTTGTTCTAAGAGCTTTTACTCTTTCGATTTCTAATTCTTTTTCTAAAGGATCTTGAATTCGTTTAATATAAGAAGCATTCTCATCTAAGCCTGTTCTATATTTACCATCTAATTCTTTATAAGGATATTTGAATACTCCTGTTCCAGGGATTCTTGTCATTCCTTTTTGTGATAGTCCACTATCCATTGTTTGAAGTTGAGCACTATTTGAATAGTCTCTCTTAATAGTAGAAATTTTACCTGTCTTACCCATAATGTAGTTTAATTTTAAAAATTGGTTTTAATTTGTAGCGAATTGAGGACTCGAACCTCGCTTCTGGGTTATGAGCCCAATGTGCTGACCAGTTACACTAAATCGCAATTTGTAGAGTGGTCCCACCGAAGGAACCTGAACCTGGATACTATCCATTTCAAACACTCTATTTGAGAAGCTTCCCCTCGAGGAGGGAGAGGAGGTGAGGGGAACCATCTCGGAAAAAAGAGATGTGTGCTGTTCTATTATGGGAAGCATCACATCTACGTTTTTGTTATTAGAATTGTGGCATTTCCTCAATCAACACAGTTCTAGACAAATCTTCAATAAAGACATCACATCTGTCTTTCATCCAGATTTCGTATCCTGGGAATTTATTAGCAGAGCTCATACCTTGAGATTTAGCAAAACCTAAGTGGTGACGAGTACCATCAATATAACCCCAAGTCATAGAAGGTGCACCCTTCATACGTACTTCACGGATGTTGTTTACCATTGATCCATCAGACATTGGAGAAACATCAAACACCATAAATACAGGAGTAGATTTTTTGTTTTGTCCAAACTCTAAGTTAGATTGTGGTAAATCTAATTCTTTCAAGTGAATAAGTTCAACTCTACCAGTCTCACGAGTTACCATTGCATCAAATGCAAAGTTGTAAGTGATATGTTGTCCTTCACCTTGCATATATCTGTTTCCAGAATCAGCCATGAAAGTAAGACCTGAATTCAATGCATCTGTTTTCAAAGCTTGTTGGAATACATCGAATCCAGCTTCATTAGTATACATCTTAACACTTCTATCTTTCACATCCACTCTTCTGTAGAATAAATCTCCGAATACAGAACGGATTAAGTTAGCAGAGAATTCACCTCTGTTATATTGTACCAAGTTACCGTTGTTACGCATTCTGTGGTATACACCAGCTGAAGTACGTTTCAATTCTTGCTTACCACCACCAGATTTAACTGTACCAGGTTTAGCCCAAATCATACGTTTAACTTTCAATTCAATCATAGATTTACGCATCCAGAATTCGATGAACGGTTCCCATTTAACATCATTACGTGTAAGTGGTAATTGGTTACGTCTTTGTGGAGCATATACCAAGATGTCTAATGGTTTACCAGAAGCATCTCTCATCATTTTGTCATCAGCCCATTCAGTGATTTTGTGCTCATATCCATATGCAGAACCTAAAGATTCAAACATTGTGATTTGCTCACCTAATCTTGGAAGACCTAATAAGTCTTGATCAAATTCTCCAATAGCTGCATCAACTAATTCTAGTTCAACACCATATTGTAAGAATACAGGATTAACAAAATCAACTTGTGGGTTATCAGTTACTAGTGTAAATGAATACAAGAATCCCATGTTCCAAGGTAATGGATCTTTGATCACGTAGAAACGTGGACCATACTGACGTGTACCTACAGAGATGATAGCATTTTTAGAGAACTCATTAGTATCTAATACTAATTGGAACTCTTGACCATCAATACCTGTTTTACCAGAAGCGATTAAATCTTGTGTAGTTGAAGGGATGTCAATAATTTTTGGGAATTTGTAAGGAACTGCTACTTGCCATTTCCATGCATCACTATTATTATCGATGTAATAAGGTGTGCTTTTGTTGATCATGTCCAAGAAGTCATTGCTGTACAATGAGCTCTGTGTATAAAGACTGATGATTTTTTTATCATAGTCAGCAGGCTCAGTAGAGTGAAAACTCTCTAAGTGGTTAGAGTCTGTTAGTTTTCCTACCGCACGTTTGTCCATAGACGCTACACGAGCATAAGTAAAACCAGTTAACCCAGGAATTGTTTGAATTGCCATTTGTTATTCGTTTTTGTTAATTATTTATTGTTTTGTTATAAGAACCATGATTTTGAATTAGCACCACCACTAGTATTTGTACCAGTTGATTTAGCTTTTGTAACTTGTCTTGCAACTTCTCCAAATAACTCGTTAGACTTTTTAGTCACACCTGTTCTTTGTATAGTTGATAATGTAGGATCTTTTTCTAACATCTTTAAAAGAAGCCCTATCTTGACTTTCTGTGCATGATTCTCTGGTCTCTTTAAATCCAGGATAGCACGATCAAAATCAGTTAAGGTTTCTCCTGTTGGAGTTTTCCACTTATCTACTAATAAGAAGTCTTGTAATTCTGTTGCTAATTTTGGATTGATAGGAATCCCATCAAACTCTTTTGATTTCACCTTATCACTTAAGATGGTTTGTACATTACTTATGTACTGATTTCTAACAGCTTGCTTTTGTTGTAACTCTTGTTCAGACTTAGCTTCCATTTGTTGCAACTTAGCAGCTTCTTTTTTAACTAACACCTTATGGTGTTTAGCAGCTACACTTTCTAGATCTCCATAGTTTTTAAGTCTTTCAACTTCTGTTCCTATATCTTCAGGTTCAAACCCTTGATCAGCTAAAGCTTTTTTCATTATTGAGACTTGATTACCTTCATCAGAAAGATCCATCTCAGCAAAGTTTACCACTTGATTATATGTACCAAAATACTCTTTTGGATTAACTCCTTTTACAAATATGGCTTCAAAAGCATCTTGGTAATCTTCACCAAATTGCCCGATAAAATTTTCTACAATTTCTGTAGCACCTTTTTTCTTTTCACTATTAAATCTTTCTAAGAAATCTTCTGCAGTGTTTACAGGTTCTTGATCATCATCATCAGATGTAAAAACACCTAATTTATAAAGATCATTTGCAAGAGCACTAAACTGTGTACCTTCTGGAGCATCATCACTACTGCCTTCTTCATCAGAATTATCTGATTTAGGAGCAGTTGTTTTTACTGGAGCAGGAGAATTGTCATCATCTTCATCATCTGGATTATCACTTAAGAAATCCGAGATCATTGATTGACCATCAAGTTTTTCATCATCTGTTTTACCATCAACGCTTGCAGGAGGAACAATGTCCTTACCTTTTTGCACATCTGGTTTAACAGGTGCAGCAGGTGCATTTGCTTCATTGATGATTGGTGTTACATCTTCTGGATTACCAGAAGCAGTTTCAGGTTCAAATAACCCTTGAAGTAATTCTTGATTACCCATACCCATTTCCATAGTATCCTGGATACTAAAGTTGCTTATATCTAAATTATCAGCCATATGTAGTTGTATTTATGTTTGGTTTTATTTATGTAAAAGTATAATAAGAGTTTATAATATCAAAGTGTTATTGGTTCTTGAGTACCAATTTTGTTGATAATATAGCATTAATATAAAATCCTCCTCCGAAGAGGAGAAGTTTTTTAACCTTTTTTGTTATTGCGTCCTTTGGCATTTTCCTTAGCAACAGCTAAATCATTTGCCATATTCTCTCTAGCCACTTGTAATTTCTCTTTCTCTATAGACATTTTATCGCTAGCTTGTTTATTCTTAGATTGAATATCAGCCATCTTTGCTCCATAGTCTTTAGTAGCCATTTCTTGATCATGAGCTAATCTACTCACTTCCATTACATCAGGAACAGCATTAGCATTTATATCTTCTGATTCAACATTACCAAATCCTGTAGCTTGTATAATAGCAATTTCTTTCTTAGATAATCTATCAAGTTCTCTTTGATAATCATCATGAGCTTGATCAGCTTCTTTCATTTGAATAGCTTGTTGCATTTGAGCTTGAGCTTGTTCTTGTTGTTGCTGTAATTGTTGTTGTTGCAACTGGTTAGCTTGATCTTGCTGAGCCATTTGTCTATCTCTAAGATCTTTAAATGTTTTCTTCATCTCTCTCATAGACTTAGTAGAATACAATTCTATTATATCATAAAGTGTGCCACCATTTTGAATAACAGCTTGAGAAAGTTGTCTAAGTTCATTGAACATTTGTGTGTCTTCTGGTCTATTAGTAAGGAACACTTTTAAGTCTCTAAATTTAAGATCAGTTCCATTCACTTGTACAAATGCAGATTCTCCTTCAGATGTAATATATGAAAGTGTACTCTGTGGTTTTGATGATTCTACATAAAGTGCAGCATCTATAATACTTTGATACAGCTGTCCAAGCACGTACTCGTGAGCCACAAATAAAGGCTCTGTTTGAGAGTAACTCTGCTGCATCGCAGTATTAGTTCCTGTAGCACTTTCAGAGGCAGAAATAGACCCCATACGTTGTTTAGACATACCTACAAGTTCCCAACATTCTTGTTTCATTTGTTGAGCTAATGTATATCTAGATTGTATCTCTTGCGTACGTGTAAGATCAAGAGCTGTAAATTGATTGAATGAACTAGGAGATTTTAAATTCTCTGGAGAGTCATCAATAAATACCACACCTCTATTACGTGCTTCCATTTCCCAAATGTCAAGAGCATCTTGTGCATCTCCATCTTTAGGAATAGGAATATGTCTTAATGACATTAACTGAACCTTACCAACTTCTTTTTCTAGAAGTTTATATAATTGGTTCATACATACATTATAAATCACTTGGAAAGGTTTCATAAGATCTACTAAGCTTTTTGCTTCTGTGTTCTTCACCTCATATGTTGTACCTATAATAGGACAATAGTTTAATAATTTAAATGGTTTGATATGATAGATATCTGGACCAATCTTTGTTCCTTGGTACCATTCATTAATCCATCCCCATTCTAATGATTGTTGTGTAGGTATTGTTCCTGATTTGTAAGACTCATCAACTAACATTGATTGTTCATTACCCATTTCATCCTCATATATCAACTTACCTATTTTCTTTTTAGATATCCAATAGCTTCTTACCACTACATACTTATATCCAAATGAGCTTACATTGTTAGTTAAGCCTAAGAAGTCTTTTAGTCCATCATTGTTCTCTTTCATTTCTGATTCAATGATCATTCTTGTTTGTAACACAAGAGGATCAAATGTATCATACATTACAGAGTCTTGTCCTGGAACAGCATCTGGATTACCAAGATTTGATTCTCTAACATTGATCAATCCATAATCTTGTAGAGAAGAACGTAAGTGATCTATCTCTTCTTTAGTAAGGTCTGGAATAGATTCAATAATTTCAGATAGTTCCATAACACTTACAGTACCAGCAGCATATGCACCTTGTGCTCTACCTGTAGGATCTGATATATATTTTCTATCTGGTGTACTTAAGAACCATGTATTCTTTGGGTTAGCTACCTCTACATTAAATCCAAGTTTTGAGTTATCTTCATATATATGATAGAACTCTCTTGCAGATATAAGCATATCTCTAAATGCATCTTCACTCTTTTCTTTAATATTGAACTCAGCTTTTTGACATGTAAGAATATGATTAGCCCATTTCTCTGCAACAGATGTATAGCTATCTAACTGATCCTTAACCTGTTCCATTGTTAATTGCTCTAATTGCTCAGGATCAATTTCTTGTCCTTGCATTTGAGCTTTTGTAACTAACTGTTGTTTAACTTGACTAATTACATATTGTTGTAATGTATCTGTTTTATATTGTAACTCTTCTGCTTGACTATCATCATCAAAAGCTTTCACTCTAAATGTATCTGGTCTTTTAGATATCTCACCTACAAGTTCATTAATAGGAGTGGTAATAATAGAATACATCTTTACATAAGCAGGAAGCTCAAGATCTGATGTAAGTACATCTGTAAAACTTCTCACCTCTGGTTCTTGATAGAAATCTTCCATACGAAGGATTCCTTTCATAAGATCATAGTTCTTTACGAATGTATCTCTATTCTTCACATACTCAGCATAAGCTTTATTGGAAAAATAGTCCATTGTATTCTTTATCCAACTCTCATCCTGTTTCTCTTTGTCTGTCTTAAACTGATCAGGGAAGATGTTAAGATAGGCATACCTGATGGTTGCATCTTTTGTATATCTAATTATTGCCATTTTATCTAAATATTTTATTTTTTGGTGTGTTAAACATTGATCTGCTTTCTGTAAACAGTGTATTTTTTTTGTTCTTCTTGAACATTGATTGTATTCTTACATCTTGTTCTCCTCCTATTTTTCCCATTATGGGATCTAGTTTCATTGCTAAAGCTATTGCAAGCTCTGCAGCAATGATTCTATCAAAGTTGCCTGATTCATTATACTGAATCATCTCCTCTAATAGAACAGGATCAAATATCTTAGCCATACCCTTTATCTCAGACTTAATGTTTCCATCATCATCCTTCTCTGTATGTATCACTTCTTCTGTATATTTCTTAAGACATCCATGTAAGAAGTCTCGTATTTTCTCAGAAGATCTATGTATTCCATAATCCCTTCTAACTGTGGTGTTTGGAACTATTTCTTTTAACCAATCTGGTTGTCTCTCTAAGTAATGGGCATCTCCCTTGGCTATCATATAGTCAATGAAAGAGATTTCATCGTTCTCACATAGAGCTCTAGCATTGTAATACTTAATTAAGTATCTAGCTTGTTCTTCCCATGTTTCTTTCTTCTCTGGTCTAGCACAATAGCTAGCAACAAACATATCTTGATACTTCTCTCCTGATATGGCATGCATACGTTTGTATATATACACAGAACCTAATGAACTTGAGTATGCAGATTTACCTTGTCTATAAGGGTCAATCCCTGCTACATATAATCCATAAGGAGGACTTTCTATTGGGAACTCATATATTACTACAGGAGCTTCTTTGTTATCACTATTCTTAAGAGGGAAGTTTGATATAGGCACCTTATCTGTAAACTCATGTTTTACACCATCACCATCATCATATAAAACAACAGGTGTTCCTGTTCTTTCTTGTGCTAATAGTCTAGATTTCTGACGTTTAGATGCTTCAATATCAAATATATTTGTATCCTCATTCAAGAATATATCATCCACCTCTTGTGGGTAATACATCTTCTCTTTTAAATAAGCTAGTCTATCACCAGCTTTCTTTAATCTGTCAAGGTTATCATTTGTAATCTTATCAGCTTTCTCTTCATTAGAGACTAACATCTTTACATTATGTAACTCTGATTCTGCTGGTTGTTCTAAGAAGGCTCCTAATGTAGAATCTTCTTTAGCTTCCATTCTATATTTATGGGAGATGAATAGTCCATGAATTCTTTGATCATCCTTAGCACTATTGTATTCAAGAAAGTTGAAATTCTGAACGTCAAACATTAAGCTTTTTGCATCCATAAAATTCTGCATATCTCCACCTGTACCAGTTAAGATTGGGGAACATCCCCATCCAAATGGTGTGGTGAAACCTGGTGTAGCAGCCTGAAGACCACGTAAGAAGTTACCCTTACCTATCTCATCAATAATAAGCCTTCTAGGCTTAGTACCTGCAATAGCCTCTTCATTATTACCACCATCTAAGTTACGAATAAGGATCTGAGAAAAGGGGATTCGCTCTCCTGCTTTTGTCTTGATCCCTAATGTAACTTGGTTTTTCCAGTTGTCTTCCACCCTCTGCCATCTCCAGGCTTCTGGTAGGAAGTTTAATCCTTTGTCAATCTTATCTGTGATAAGCTTTATATCGGGAGCATTCAATCCTGCTATAATGTTCTGGGAATTCTCATCGAATGTTGCCCCATGACCTATGTAGGAACTCTCAATTACTGACTTAGCTAAACGACGAATACCTAGTATCACTAGGCCTTTCTTCTCGTTATGTGCTCTATCTATTTCATTTGTTATAATCCACTCGTTATCACGTAGATATGGATTAGCATATTTCTGTGATATACGTCCTCTATCATCTATAATGTCCACCTCTGTGTTCCAGAAGTTTAAATGCCAATATAGAAAAGGGTTAATATATACTCCTCCCATTGTACAGCCATCAATACATAATTGTTTATGGAAAGCATAAAACGCTTTATATTCATCTGAATCCTTTTGAGGAACTCTCTTCTGATTGATGAACCAGTCTTTGTAGTCAATACTTTGTAAACCATCTATCATTTTCTACCTTTTAAGAACTCTTCTGCCATGCTTCCAAGCTCAACACCACCTCTCACAGGCACCACCTTTGCTTCTTCTTTTTCACGTAGTTTCTCAACTTGTTCAAGGAGAGCTAAATAGTTCTTCATTGTTTCTTGTACAAACTTCCCCTGAGCTTCAATGCTTGCTATCACCATAGGCATAGCACCACCAGCTTTGGTTTCTTTCCACTTGATTCTATCCTCTAATGTATGTAAGGGATTGAGATCAACGTATTGTTTCCAGCTTGATAATTGTTCTTCAGCCCAATCAAGTTCTGTATTTATGTATGTAGTTTTCTTTATTGCCATTTTGTATGTTTTAGTCTTCCTCTTCTTCGAACAATGTTCTCTCCAAATTCATGCCATCTTTTATAATGGCTTCTATTTCTTCATCATCATGATTGACATCCATGTCTAAGCTTGTCTCATATATCTGTAATGAAAGAAACAGTTCTTTGTCTGACACACCCCATAATTCAGATCCATCTAATGCTGTAGAAATATGTCTTCCCATATTATATGTAACATGAGCTTTTTTCAAACGTTTTAATGTCTGTATTATTTGGTGATAGTAGTTTAGTTGCTTTGCCATTATATAAGATCATTTATATCCTCATCAGATAAACTCTTTCTACTAGTATCTGGTGTATTATCATCTGAATAATCCATCTTCACCTCTTGTATATTATTATCTATGTCATCATCATCATCCTCATGTAATATGTATTCAGGTTTGACAGTGATCTGTATAATATCTTTTAGATCTTCACCTTCTTTACTTTGTTCACCTGACAAATCAATATAATCAGCTCCACTATCATAAAGATCTTGGAGGATTTCAATAAGAGGTTGTAATGGTATTTTATGTAGTCTTAACATCTTCTTCAGGTATTGATGTGGCTCCCCATTTCTTCAATGGACATTCACATGTTAAACATTTAGTCTTTGCTGACAATGTACATCCACAATTTGTGCAATGTGCATCTCGTCTCAATGATGTATATCCTTCTTTATTAGAAGAATGTTCTTCGCAATTATAACATACATCCATTCTTATTTGACTTGTATGTTCTATAAAAGCTTTGTTTCTTTCCTCTGGGAGAAGATGATTCTTCCATCCCTCATATATCTGTCCTATGCTCATTTGATTTTTGGTTTTAGCATCTTTATATCATTCAACACTGTAATCATTCTTTGTTCTGTCGAATGTCTTTTCTTATCTGTTGTAAGAGGATCTGCAAGAATGTTATCGTATGCTTGTTTTATATGTAGAAGCTTTGTATACTTCGTATTAGCCTTTTTTGTATTAAACAAAAACTTACCAAACCCTGAGATTTCTAAGCTATCATTTGTATTCAGAGCGTCATTGGCAGAATCAAACTGATGTGTTATCACTTGATCAATCACCTTCTCTGATACAATTATATTAATCGACATCCTCTTGATTATCCACTCCTTCACTGTCATTGTTGATGGCTTCTCCATGTATTAGTTTTATATCTAATGTTAAATCTTTAGTGAAATTAATAACGATGATAGGATTCACCTTCACCTTACCGTTCTCCTTAATGAATATACCCACTCTCTTAAGCTTTGATATGATGTTGTTAATAGAAGGAGATGTACTATTATATCTCTTACAAAACTCTTCTCTCACATTAGCATATGTAATGTTTCCTTTAACAGCTGTAAAAGCTATAAGCTGTATCTCTCTTTCTGTTAGTTTAAGACTATTAATAGCTGATAGAATAGAATAGTA